GTTCTATTCCATTTAAATATCGTCGATACTGTATCTTTTAATGCATCTGCAAATGATATTTTTTGAAAATTATATTCGCTAACTAAAATATCACTAGTAGTTCCTTTTCCACTACCGATTAATCCGCATATTCCAATAATCATAGTCAACACCTCAAAATTAAAAGTATACTACAATTATATAGGAAAAGTCATCCTATTAAAAATCCGTAGCCTTCACCACCACTTAATGCTGTTGCTGCTTCTGTATCTAGTTTTTCCATTTCAGCTTGAGCTTCAGCTTTTAATGCGTCACCGTTTAACGAACTGCCACCTTGTGGTCCTGCAATTGATCCAAACTTACTTCTAGCTTCACCTAGCATATATTTACATGATGCTAACGCATAATCTTTAATCCACTGGCTTGCTAAATAATCATCAAAGATTGCAAAATCAGGTCTATAGTTATAAACAAATAACAATAAATTCTCTTGTGCTCTAGGTCTTTGTAAAATTACAAGTTTTTTATTTTGTGAGTTCCAAGTAAACTGCATATATGAACCAAACATTCGTCCTACTAGTTCCTGATATTCTGAAAATAATTCGTATGTTAGCAAACCGCCCATCTTTGATCCGGACATTAAGTACGTATTAGTATATGCCATATTAAACGGTTCAAACAAACTGCCACCGTCCCCACCTCCGGTTCTTGATCCAATACTTCTTCTAAATATCTGACGAACTTCTACAATTTCTTTTGATAAAATATATTCGTTTTGATCAATTACAGTAGGTAATACAACATACGATTCTTGCACTGAGTGATCTGATCGTTGTCTATATCTAGATAATGCTTTTTGTATCGCAATTTCATAATGTTGAGGATCTAGCTCAACATCAATCATCCCACCACCTAGCATAGTATAGATATAATTAATTATTTCTTTTTTTTGTTCTACTAAATCTGCCATCGAGATCCTCCATGTTGTATTTATAAATTTAATAAATACATTAACACTATTTGGAGAGCAGCTATTCCACGTTTATCATTATTTAAGCCAGAACGAGGCAATGACTATTATTTTATAGATAAGCAAATTTATGAAATGTTTACAGTCGGTGGCACAGATATTCACATCTATAAATATCTAGGGCCTAAAAATCCATCAGATGAAGATGCTACTGCTGATCAACCTCAATATGATTTTTTAGATCCTACTAATATTCAAGATCTTTTATTTTTAGAAAATAGAGATAGAAAATATGATACAGATATCTACACATTACGAGGAATTTATAATGTTCAAGATTTAGATTTTGATTTAAGTCAATTTGGTTTATTTTTAACTAATGACATTTTATTTTTAACTATACATATTAATAGTTCAGTTAAAACATTAGGAAGAAAGATAATGTCAGGGGATGTTATCGAGCTTCCACATTTAATTGATGAATACGCATTAAACGAGTTTACGGTTGCATTAAAAAGATTTTATGTTGTAGAAGAAGTAACTCGCGCAGCAGAAGGTTATTCGCCAACTTGGTATCCACATTTATATAGATTAAAATTAAAACAGATTTATGATTCACAAGAATATGCTGATATATTAAATCTACCAGCAGACGAAGACGATCCTAATGGTGAAACATTACGCGATGTGCTGTCTACTTATGAAACAGATATGCAAATTAATAATGCTGTAATTGCTCAAGCAGAAATCGATTCATTAAAAAGTGGTTATGAGATGAGTCATTATTATACTGTTTCCGTAAACCCTGATGGAACTGTTGATTTTACAACTGTTGATCAAACAAATATTGATGCATCCAGTATTGTAATCAATAGTGGTGAGATTATTGAATCACCAGAACGAATAGGTTACACTGGTTACTTGGTATTTTATGGTGATAGTGATCCACCAAACGGTTATCCATTTGGTAGTGGAGCGCAGTTTCCTAGATTAAATTACGAAGGTGATTATTTTGTACGCACTGATTTTGTTCCAAATCGGTTATTTAGATACGACGGAACAAAATGGACTAAAATTGGTGATGATTTACGTATGACATTATCTAATACAGATGATCGTATGACATTAAAATCCAGTTTTATCAATAATACAAATACAAGCGAAATTGGCGGTGAGATAGTAGAAGAACGTCAAAGCTTATCTAAAGCATTGCGACCAAAATCGGATAATTAAGGAGTTATAAGTTGAGACACTTTTATGATGGACAGATAAGACGATACATTACACAAATAATGAGATTGTTATCAAATTTTCCAGTAAAGTACGGTGATGGTACTATAAAACAAGTTCCTGTAGTGTACGGTGATCTTAGTCGTCAAGTTGCAAGTATTATTAACGATAATTCTGAAAATAAATTACCTAGTGCTCCTAGAATTTCTGTGTATGTTACCAATTTAGAGTTAGACAGAGAAAGAATGTCAGATTCTTCATTTGTTAAAAAGACACAAATACGTGAACGTGCATACGATTCTGAACAAAATGAATATTTAAACTTTCAAGGGAAAAATTACACTATTGAAAAATTAATGCCTACTCCGTATGTATTAACAGTTAATGCAGACATTTGGGCATCTAGCACTGATCAAAAGTTACAATTATTAGAACAAATATTAGTTTGGTTTAATCCCAGTATCGAAATACAAACTACTGATAATTTTGTAGATTGGACAAGCGTTACTGTAGTTAATTTAAATTCAATTCAATGGTCAAATAGAAGTGTTCCGGTAGGAACAGATTCAACAATCGATGTAGCAACTATAACATTAAGTATTCCTATTTTCATTTCTCCTCCTATTAAAGTTAAACGATTAGGAATTATTACTAATATCATTACTAGCATTTTTGACGAATCTCGAGGTGACATTGACAAAGGTGTTAGTGCTCCTGAAATTAATGCGTGGGATGATTTTTTTACTCCAGGTATTGTTGAAAACGAGTTTGGAAGAAAAGCAAATACTTTATTAGATCCAGAGATGGCCAATACTAATTATTTAAATCATAGAATTTATGTAGACGGTGGCAATGTTAAAATTATTACAACAGACGACTCTGTGGCTAAAAGTTGGAGAGGAGTTATTGAAATGCTACCGGGCAATTATATGCCAAATGTTAGTACAATATTTTTATCAAGTTTAGATAATGATTCTGTTATTACCGGTACTTTTATAATAGATCCAACATCAGATGAAAATTTAATTGTTAATTGGGACACTGATAGTTTTCCACAAGATACAATCATTACTAGCAACATAGCTGAAAGAACTACAGTTGATTACATAATTGATCCTTCAAGATTAAATCCAGAGTCAATTCGAACTCCTGGTCTACGATTGTTAATTTTGGAAGATATTAGTAGTCCTGATGCATTACAATATCCTGCAGCTTGGAAAAACTTAGACGGCTCTGGATTTTTTGCTAGTGAAAACGACATTATCGAATGGAATGGCAATAAGTGGACCGTAATATTTGATGCATCTGAAACTGCAGAGATTACCTATGTTACTAATTTAAATACAAATACTCAATATCGTTATAATAACGGAGAATGGTTGTTAAGCATAGATGGAGTTTATGCTATTGGAACATGGCGGATTGATTTAGATGGATAATAAAGTAGTTTGCAGTGGAGCATTAATATACGCTAAGTCAACTGGTAGAATTTTGTTGCTGCAAAAAGCATCAGGAAAGCATAAAGGAACTTGGGGTTTAGTAGGTGGCAAAAATACTGAACTGGAAACTGCATGGCAAGGTTTACAGCGTGAAGTTCTTGAAGAAATTGGATATAATCCTGAATTTTCAAAAGTAATTCCATTAGAATCGTTCATTTCAAATGATAATAAATTTAACTTTCATACATATTTGTGTGTATTAGACTCTGAGTTTATACCACATTTAAGTAGTGAACATTTTGGATGGTCATGGTCAACTTTAGCAAATTGTCCTCAACCATTACATCGTGGATTAAAACACAGTTTGCTAAATCATATTATTAAAACAAAATTGCAAACTGTGTTTGATGTAATTAATTTACTATAACATCTTTAGTAAAATGATAATCCCCGTCTACTTGAGTAGTACAGAAATTACTAACTAAACGATATCCTTGTTGTGTCATAAATTCCATAACTTCTGCAATTTTAGGAGCATCAGCATTATAATCAACGTGTTGCGCTTCTAATATAATATCTGGATTATTAGACAAACATTTAACAGCACCTTTTAAAATATCAATTTCCGATCCTTGGACGTCTAATTTAATTAAATCAGGTAAAGGCCACTGTGATATATCAACAATTGTATCTAATGTAATAGTTGTTCTAACTTGTTTATGTGACTCGTTATATGCTGCTGTATTTTCTTTATAATAGGAATTACCCCCGGGATTCATTACATCACAATAAAAGTTAACCACTTTATTATTTTTATCAGATACTACACCTATATAATAGTTTTCATTTTCTGCTTTATACAGTTCTTCCAATTCAACTGTTGCATCAACTAAAAAATATTGTGCATCTTTCCAAATAGTTCTTGCTTTATCAGTCCAATGCATAACACTAGAACCAATGTCATAAATTACTTTAGGCTCTATTTTTAATGTTTTTAAATAGTCTACATGTACATGCGGCAGTAAATCCATGTTTCGCAATGCTACATGCCTAATATATTCATCAGAATCAACTTTAAATGTATACTTTCCTATATGCTCGCATTTTATTGTAGTATCTGCCCAAATTTCAAAACCATGTTCTTTTGCTTTTCGACAAAAATATACATCTTCAGAAAATGTATATCGATGATCTAACGCTGATTTATATACAAAATGCGGATAAGGCAATGCTCGAATAACTTCTCCTTTTATAAGAACACAACCAAAACCACATCCGTCAACGGGTACTAAAGGTAATGATTTAATTTCATTATATGGTATATTGTTCATTCCTCCTGCAGTATTATCTTTATACAATTCAAGTGTATGACTATTTGGTATCCGTTGTATATATAACCCTGTTACGATATCTTTATTTGCTTGTATTAGATTAAATAACGCATTTTTTGGCAATTTGATATCTGAATCTACACAAAATAAATAATCATAGCGTTTCCCCCATTCGGCTATTAAATTTCTAATTTGGTCTATTTGATAACCGTAAAAAAACTGAAATTCTGTTTTATATCCATTAGGTATAGTTAAATCGTAAATTGATTTAAATGTTTCCGGTTCGATATATCGATTAGTTGGAACTGCTATTAATATAGTTTTCATGTGCGATCACCATTTAAAAAATCAAAGTTAACTGGATTATTTGAGTACCATTCGCTGTAGATTAATTTTTCCTTTTTATAAAACTCAGGACCTTCGGGTAATACAGAAGTTGTTTGAGCGCATGGAGACTGATAATTAATATTATACACTAAAACAACTTTACGTTCATTTAAAAAATTGCTGTGGAAAATAAAATCATCCCCAAAATAAATGTTAAGATCTTCTATAATTGGAGTCCATGCATCTTTTCTCATAAACATACATTGCCCAAAATTATGGATACAATCTCCAGGTTTCCAGTCAATAAAATCAATAGTATAATCAGTACTTAACGGTTGGTTGAAATGTTCTTCACCTGCAATTATACCTAATGCTCCAACATGTGGGTCTTTGATTATTGTTTGTATTTTTTCATACACATGTAAATCAAATATAATATCATCGTTAACTATATTTAAATATTCAAATGTACTTAATTCAACTCCCATATTCCAAGCAGGGTTAACATAAATATTTTTATCCATATTAAACATTCTAACTTTTTGATGACTTAACACTTGCCAATCTGGTGTATTAGCAACATCATTGTTAATAATGATAATTTCTCCTACTAGCTCATTAGATGAATATTCCACAAGTGCTTGTAGAAATAAATCCTTGCATTTCCACATAGTAGGAACTATAACCGAAAACTGTTCCTGCTGTTGTTTTTTAAATCTATGTACTACTTTGCGTTGTTCATCTGATCGTATTTTATAATCATTTAACGGATTTTTATCATTATAATTACACATAATTTCTTTAACACAATAAATTTTATCACAATCTACTTGTTCGATTAATTTGTAAAATAATGGATTGTCAGCTCCAGCTTTAAACCAATTTCCACTTTCATCTTTAAAATCATTTTCATCTAATGAAAGAGTTAAACTACCTAAGAATGTTCTTAGGTGTGTATACGGTATCCCCCAATTAAATTCATGTTGAGTGTATGTTTTAGTTTTTCTAATTTTGAGAGGATAAGTTTGAGCAATTAATGGAATATTATCAGCTACACTCCACATCGATCCATATGTAAATTCAATTGACTGTTTATATAAATTGTTATAATAATGAAAAATAGTATTATTGTTTACTAGCCAGTCATCGCCATCTAATAACATTACAATATCGTTATCTGATACATGGTTTTCAAATGCAAAGAATTGATTTGCAATTGCTCCTTTATTAGTTTCATTCTTAATTAAAATAAATTTCTGAGCAATGCTTTCAGGTAATGTACTAATAGTCATTTTAGCAACAGTGTACGAGCTGTCTGTGCTGTTATCGTCAATTAATATATGAGTATAATTATTATAATCTTGTTGGGCAACTGATTGTATACAATCACTAATATAGCGTTCGGCATTCCAAAAAGGAGAAATAACTACAATATGCTGTTCTTTTCCATAACTAGTATACCGAGTTCTAGTTTCAGCATTATTAAATCGACGATTAAAAATTCTAGCTACTTTATCATTTATTTCAGATACTTTTCTGTATTCGTATACACCTAACGGATATTTAAAAATATTAAAAAAATGCTGTTTCCACTGTAGCGCAACAGTATCCCAACCGGCAATATCGTTTACAACTTCACAGGCATTTTGTTTTTGTTGATGCAAGTATGTGTTATTATACGCGGCTATTGTAGTATTAATAAATTGTTGAGCTTGCAGCTTAGGATCAATGTTTGGATATAAGCTATTTGGGACTGCTGGGTAATTGATTTTATAGCAAGCAGATTCGATTGCTGTTTCTTCCAATGCTCCGAAGTTACTAGTAATAATCGGTGTTTTATATAACAATGATTCTAATGAACTAATTCCAAAAGTTTCTGGAAAGTCTGGTGGATATAACATAAAATTAGCATTTGCTAGAATTGATGCAATTTCTTTTTGTGAAATTACTCCAGTAAATGTAACTCCTAACTTTTTTAATTCTGGATCCTTCATTAACTGATTTACAGTTTTTTCCTGTTCGTCTGGTTCTGCTCCTTCTCTAAATCTATAAAATCCTCCTATACATGTTAACCTTGCTAACGGTATACGGTGTTTCACTTCGGGCCAAATGTTAGTTAATAATGGAATTAATCCTTTAGTAGCAGAAGCATTGTAAACAAAATGATTTTTATCTTTTTTTGATAAATCAACTTCGTCAATCCATTTTACAGCACCGTTACGTGTCTGCCATATCTGGTGTTTAAACACTTCCATCATTCGACGATTACCGCCATGATTATTATTTGAAATATAATTAGTATGAAAGTCAGATAATGTAAATATTTCGTGAATATAATTTCCAACTAACATTGCTTCAATATGTTCGTCACCTTTACAGAATGTATCATGCATCCACAATACCCTATGTTTTGCTGTTACTGCAAAAGGATGAGTGGAGTTTGCAAAATATGGAAATACGGACCTAGAAGATATTACAATATCATAATTAGTTTTATATAAGTTTGTTTGAGAATGATCAATGTATGTTACATTATTATATACACCTGGCGATGCTTCTGAGTCAATACAGTTATTATAAACATCTACTTCAAACCCTAGTGATGCTAGTTCTTGTGAAATTAATATAACTGCCGACTCAGACCCTCCTAAACCTCGTTTAGAAAGAGTCGAGCCGTCGTACGTTAGTCCTAACGTGTCAATTATTGCGATTTTCATGTGTCGATATCCTACTGTTAAAAAATATAACAGTAGTTATCTTTTACAATTCGTACTGTTCTAATTTTTCCATTAGTGCTTGTACATCAGGTTCTTGATGTCCTAACACTTGTTGAGCTTCTGCTACCATTTTATCAAAATTTTCAACTTGTGTCATATTTACTAACGACTCTTTAGCACCTTGTGCTACTAATTGTTGATTTAATCTACGATTAAAATGTTCTTTTTCTTCAAGTTCAAATTGCTCTCTAGTATATTTTGGAAACTTGTTTAGTTCAGAGTATAAAAAATTTAATTCTGCAATTGCATCATTTAGTAATTTGTTAGTATACCCTCTTGAAGATAATTTCCTCTCTATTTCAATTTCAGCTTTTCGTTTTTCAAATTTGTTAAAATTCGGGTTATCAATAGTTTCTTGCAGCTCTTCTAATTCAACTTCTTCCAGCATTCTTCCATATTTTAATTCTTTAATTGCTTGAATTTTTGAAAACATACGTAGTCCGATTGCTCGATATGCTCGTGCTGGAGTATGTTGTGCTGTAATTAAAAATGCCTTATCTTGATATTGTGAATTTTCAAAAGGGATATCAAAAAATCGTTGTTCTAATTCTGTTAAAATTTGGTCTGTGTTATTCATAGTTTTCCTTTAAATAAATTAATGTGTTCGTGTTTATTTAGTTCTACACATTAATAAGAAAATGTATTTTAAGTTAAAAAGAAAGCAGTATAGCCTATGTCACCGTCTAGTATCGATACTATTTTAGTTGAACTCCCAACAGTACTTACTTGTGTTGGAGATAATGTTTGTAATGTTGAATTTAATCCTAGTTGTCCTTTGTTATTATATCCCCACGCCCATAACGATCCGTCAGTTTTTTTAGCAAATACTCCCAATGTATACGGGAATACCTCTTGCCAATCTGTATCAAATCCAACTTGAGTAGGTGATGATAATGGAAGTGTTGTACCTACTCCTAACTGGCCGTTTGCATTGTTTCCCCATGACCATAGCGTACCGTCATTTTTTATAGCATAAGCAGACTCGTATCCAACAAAGACATCTTTCCAATCTTTCTCTATAGTGAACCCTATTTGAACTGGGGTCGATTTACTAATTACTTCATTATGTCCTAATTGTCCAAATGTATTGTTTCCCCATGTCCAAAGAGACCCATCTAGTTTTAATCCGTAGGCACTATATCTGCCGCCTTTGATTTTTTGCCAATCTGTATCTATGCCTACTTGTATAGGACTTGATCGAGTTATCGAACCGTTATTATTTCCACTTAGACCATTGGTTAAAGATCCCCATGCCCATAGTGTATTATTAGTTTTCAGACCAATTGACCATTCACGCCCTCCATGAATACTACTCCACCCAGAGGAAGCAAACAGTACAGGTGTTGACCTAAATACGGTATCGTTCAACCCTAACACTCCTTTACTATTAAATCCCCAGCACCATACAGACTCATCGTTTTTAAATGCAAAAACATTATATTGATCGTTAACAAATACTGATTTCCAATCAGCATCTGTACCTACTTGAACTGGACTAGGATGGCTATCAAATCGGTCACCTAGTCCATTTGAGTAAACAGTTTGACTAAATCCTATATCATCGCCTAGCACAAATAATTGATTTTCCGAGTTAATTAAGAACATAGGTTTTGGATCGCCTAACGATATGCTGACCCATTGAGTGTCTGTCGTAAGTTGAACCGGTGTTGACAAGTTTGCTAATCCAGCATCAGGAAGTACACTTGTGTTTATATCCCCAACATATCCTGATAAGTATATAGAATTAGGCATTACCGGTTCTGCTACGTTAATATACAATCCTCGTCTAAGTAAAATATTATCTAAGTCTACATTTGAACTAGAAAATCGAACAGCCATATAAAAGTCCTTTTATTAATTTCTAAGTATTTATCACTATATTTCTAAATTATCATTAGGTATTGCTAGTCGATAGCCGCTTTCACTCCGTTGATCTCTATTTAATATAGTAGTATCATCTGGCATATCATACGCATAAATAGTTCCATCGTATTGAATAGAAAATAAATCAGATCGAATTAAAAAGTCTAACGGGTCAACAATTCCATGTTGAAGTACATATGACAACATGTTTTTTGCCACATGCGGATCGATTGCATATGCGTGAGCTCTACATATGAATAAATTGTTTTTACCATCTGATGCATACAACGGTATTGGAACAGACGGCATTGATTTTGTATATTCCTGACATCCTAAATAAAACACACTATTAAAAAATGGATGGAACTCTAATTTTTTAATCATAACAGCATCATGTTCTAAAATGATTATCGGTTGATCAATTTTCAAACATTCAAACCATAATGAGATGTGCGATAATGCACATGCAAGTTCGCCTCCTGTAAGATATCGATTAGTCATTTTTAAAAATCTAACTATGTTATCTTCACTGATATGTGATGGAAAATGAATAGCTTTATCTTTATATTCAACCGCATCCCACACTTTAAATGGTTGATTTACCATTTCACAAGTTTCTTGAGCTCGTTTCGAAAGAGTTTCTGATTTATTATTGCCTTTTACAGTAATAATATACGCATGTGATATTTGACGATTATATGAATTGTTCATTGATTATCTCTTGTTGAACTTGAGTAAATACATTTTCCCAGTTTTTATGTTGTTGTTGCTGAAATACTTTAACTTTATCTGAATACCAATATGACTTGTTATTTTTGCAATTAATCCACACATAGTATGCTGCCACTGGAGGGCATACTATAGTAGAACAATCCATAGCTCCTGCTATGTGTACAATAGAAGTACAGCTAGTAACAGTTAAATCGCACAAATATAAAATTGCCAATGTATCATTAATATGATTAATGTACTGTCCGGCATTAAACATATTACTTTTAGCATTACTAGGTTCTAATTGTAAATTTATTTTTGTACCGTCAAATTGTAAATGGTCAATATATTCAAACGGTATAGATCTATGTAGCTGCTGTTCATAGTAAGGACTGCCTTCCCATTTACATGCTAGTTTTTTACCTTGTGGGAGTAATTCTTCCCATTTTGTCAAGTATTCATCTGACGGTTTTAAATAACTTCCAAACCATACTTGTGTTTCATCAAGATCTAATAACACAGGAAGCATCATAGAGTTACATCGATAAGAATTTTTAGTTTTAGTAATTTTACTTTTATCTAATAATGTATCTACTCCATGTTGTTCAAATATGTCTTTTAAATCAGGTCGAGTAGTGATCCAAACTGGAGTAATACCTATTTGCTTTAAGTATTTTGCAAACCTAAAACAAACTATTTCATCACCGATTCCGCCTTCACCGAATATATAAAGAGTAGAGTTTTCCCTAATAGTTCCGTCCCACATTGGAATATTATCTATCTCTATAGTTTTCCAAATACCAATTGCACAACCTTTATACACATAGTCTGCTAATCCTTTTTTAAATTGTCCTTCAGCAATGCGATAAGTAGCTAAATTATATTCTACTCTATTTTTTAGTTTTTCAGGAATGTTCTCAACTTCTAAGATTGACTCTAATATCTCTTTTGATTTATTATAATTTGCTGATAAGTAGTACGATAGTGATAACTCCATTAAAATATCACTATCGTTATTTTGTAGAACTTTTTGAATATATAACAATTGCTGTATAGCTTTTTGAGGGTCGTTAATTAAATTATATGTTTTTGCCAAATTAATTCGAATAGCTGTAATTTGCTGCGGTGTAGTTGCAGTGTCGATGCATCGATGGAGCGTGCTAATACAGTTTTCGTAATCTTTAATTTTCGATTGTATCTGCCCTATAGTATCTAAACATGCTAAATCAGTTGAATACTTTGAAGAAATTCTCAAAAAATCCTTCAAATCTTTTTCATTTGAAACAATATTCGAGTTTAATATGTTATAAAAAGTGTCTTGCTGGTTCATAAAAATACCTATTAGTTAGCTATATAGAACTATTTATATAGCTAAAAATAGATATTAAACTACTGTTAAATTAACAGAAGCAGAAACTGATACTCCAATACTATTATATGCTGTAACTGTTCCTGTATATTTTTTACCAACATCTGTTATTTCAAATACAATAGTAGATGAAGAATCATCTGGAGCGAGATTATCGCTTCCGCCTAATCCACTAATATAATAATTAACAGACGATGCATGTGTTGTTTCCCAAAATAATTGGACTGGTACTCCTACAGCAACTGTTGGACCCGAACTCCAATATAAATTATCAATAATAGGGTCTTGATTTAAATTTTCAGCAAGAGGTTCAATTACTGCAAAAACTGCATATCGTGCAAAGCTAATACTTTTCCAGTTAGTTGCAGACCCAACTTGAATTGGAATACGCGAGTTATACTTTCCTTTATACGACGGGTCTATTTTTCCATTACCTAACTGTGCATCGTCGTTAATTCCCCAAACCCATAATGTATTATCTGTTTTTAATGCTCCGCTGTATTCCGGTGCAGATAATGGCTCTTCCCAATCAGTATCTGCACCTATCTGCGTAGGAGTACTTCTATAAGGAACATCTTGCCCTAGACCTAACTCGCCAAATTCATTCCAACCCCATGACCATAGTGTTCCATCTGTTTTCACTGCAATTGCATGGGAGAATCCATTTTTCACACTCTTCCAATTAGTATCTAAACCTACTTGAGTAGGTATGAGCTTATTAGCAAATGTGTCGTTTAACCCTAATTGTCCTCTTCCATTTTCACCCCATGCCCAAAGAGATCCGTCTGTTTTAATTGCATATGATGAATCTGAATAAGTTTGTATGTATGCCCATGCATCGCTGCTAATTAACGTAGGAGTTGACCTATAGATCAAATCATTAGTACCTAGTGCACCTTCTCTATTATCGCCCCATGCCCACAATGATTGATCTGCTTTTAATGCTAAAACTACATACCTACCTGCAGAAATGTCTATCCAGTCGGTATCTAAACCTACTTGAGTAGGAGTTGATCGATGAATTATATCATTTTGCCCCAATTGTCCTCGCGTATTGTATCCAGCTCCCCATATAGTACCGTCTTGCTTTAAAAAAAATACATTTCGACTAGCTACTGATATTTTTGTCCAGTCAGTAATCGATGTTATTAATGTTGGTTTAGAAACTTCATTAATATTATTATTCAATCCCAATCCGCCATATGTATTATATCCCCAGCCCCATACAGATTTGTCTGTTTTAGTAGCTACATATGCAGTAGTATTTGTTATTACACTTTCCCAGTTCGATTCTTTAGATATTGAAGTAGGAGTTGTAAGTGCTGGATATATATCCTTTAGATCCCCTGTTGTAAATCCTGTTAAATATGACCAAGTTTCACCCCATGCCCATAGTGTATTATCAGTTTTAGTAGCATATGCAAAGTGTGCTGCTGTACTTAGTGTTTCTTTCCAATCTGAATCGGTTCCAATTTGCATTGGGGTAGATTTATTAGTAATTGTTGCATAATCTATCAAGTTTGCGCTGTTATCACCGCACCCCCACAGAGTTCCGTCAGTTTTTACCCCTAAAAAAATGTAATTTATTGAAATCGACGTCCAGTTAGTATCAACTCCTACTTGTGTTGGAGTGGACTTATAAATAGTGTCATTGTGTCCTAGCCGACCGTCTAAGTTGTACCCCCATGACCATAAACTACCGTCTGCTTTTATTGCAGCCATAGATACTCCACTTATTTTATTTGGTAAAATAGCCCAATCTGTATCTGTTCCTACTTGAATGGGATATAATTTATTAATGGTGTCATTATGGCCTAACTGTCCGCTAGAGTTTTTCCCCCATGACCATAGCGTTCCATTTGTTTTTAGCGCATACACTGTTTGATATTCCGATACAACAATTGCAGCCCAGTCAGTGTCGGTTCCTATTTGGATTGGAGATGATCTGTTAATGTTAACAATATCGTCATGGCCTAGCCGACCGTCTAAGTTGTACCCCCATGACCAAATAGTACCGTTTGATTTTCTAGCATACGAAGCTTGCTCCATGCAACCAATTTCAACCCAGTCGGAATCGGTTCCTATCTGAACAGGTTCATTGTATGTGTCTTCTGGTAAATTTTGTCCTATCTCCCCTTGACTATCCCATCCCCATGCCCATAATGTACCGTTAGTTTGTAAACCTAGTGTATGGTAATCAGCATCTGTTTTTACAGATGCCCACGAATACTCTGGGTTTAAAGGAATCGGCGTTGTATAAGTTCCCCCGGTAGGATATTGCAGATCTCCAAGAGTAGAATTTACCTGTTGTGCTGCCATTCCCCACAATTTATTGTTAGTATCAATTAAAAAAACTGCGCCATTAGTATTATAAGTGGCATCCATTTTAGCAATATTCCTGCCTATTAATGCAGGTTGTGTAATATTTGGGATTTCGGTTATATTTACAGTGTACGTACTATTTAATGGTATATCCCACATTAACTCACTATTGTAACTAGTTCCCCATCCTACTAAATTGCCTGATATTTGGAATTTTAAATTTTGTCCTTGCTCGGTTAAAAATCTATTGTCAATTAAACTTATCCATTCTTTAGCTACATAGATATCTATAATATCTTCAAAGTCTTCCTTAAAATTTAGTATGCTTAAATTTTTCATTGTTAATTAGTTAATCCCTATAAATACGCCATCTGGTATAACCGATGATACTACTTCTTCTACAGTTCGATTTAACGGATGAGTAACTCCAATTGCTTTTAATTCTGCTATCGTTTGTGCTGCATCGATTGATTTATATTTGCTTTCTTCCCATGCAAATACAGATGTAATATGCTGTCTTCCTAGATTTACTATAGCAGATATATCTTCTTTGCTTGTTAATTTAAATTTACCATCATAATATTTTACCATAATAGATTCAGAGTCTGGCAATGATAATAAAATATCTAAGTACACTCTTCTATCTTCACGGGATGTATACAACTGCACAGTTTCACCATCTTTAAATGTGTACGAAAGCGGAGAAGTTTCAGCATCGTATCGTTGTGCTGAAACTGCTGTCTTTAGTTGTGATTTTAAGATATTAATATCTTGGTCTACTATATTATATGTTGCTGATACATAAGTTTCTTCAATTTGATAGAACGGCCCTTGGAGTGTTTGAAATCTTTGATTATAAATGGGTCTGGTGTAATAAACTGGTAAAATTTTGTATTGTTCTGTTGTAATTGGTGTATTCGGTGCAGTAACCGGTAAAGTATCTACACTTATTAACTTACTTGTTAAAAAGTCTAAAAATGCAGAGTACATCCAATCTCTAGGACCTACTTGTATTGTGCCATTATAAATTAATGCGTATTTCATTACTCTTCCTTATATAAACTTTATGCCCATAATTGAACTTGATTTACTAGATTTGCTAAACGATTTCCAATATGTATCTGTACCTATTTGAGTTGCAATTGAAACATGACTAGGTGCAGTTGCTGGATCAAAGACTCCGTAACTGTTTGATCCGCATCCCCATAATTCGCCTGATGTATTTATAAATAACGTACCCCAACCGAATACCGACACATGTTTCCAGTCTGATTTAAATCCGATTTGAGTTGGAACTGAAAGTGCATTTCTGTGTCCTTGGCCTAGCTCGCCGTAAAAATTTCTCCCCCAAGCCCATATTGTTCCATTAGATTTAAGACCAATACTAGTGTGCCATGAAGTTGCAGCATCTACCCAATCAGCATCAACTCCTACTTGTGTAGGAGTTGATTTACTAACTACATCGTTATGTCCTAACTGTCCATAGTCATTAAATCCCCATGACCAGAGTGTTCCGTCTTGTTTTAGTGCGAAAACATTTCCGTATGCTCCAGCAGTTACTTTTTTCCAGTCTCTATCCCAACCGATCATCGTAGGGAATGAGTAGTCAACTGTATTGTTAATACCTAATTGGCCGCTATAGTTACGGCCCCACGACCATAGTGAATTGTCATCTTTAACTGCATACGTAGATCGATCGTTCATTTCTATTTGTTTCCAATCCCGATCTGTTCCAACTTGGATTGGATAAAACTCTGGACTATAATCAATTTGTGTTAATAATTCTGCTGCAGAAATCCAAGTGTCCCCTGCAGAAGCATAGGTATACACTGCGCCTGCATTTTGAGCACCTGAGCCATCGGTATCGTCCCATCTATATGATCCTACAACAATAGAGTCGCCGTTAAATGTTGTACAACACGAAATACCGTAAAAGTCTCCTGCGGTTTGATCAGAAGCTGAAATTTTACTATGTACATCCCACTGGTTACCTCCAGTATTCCAATTGTAAATATACACTGCTCCTAGATTATCTGTAAATAGAGAAGAAGTTGTTATATTGCTCCCTGCTACATTTAAAAAATGTATTTCTATTTCAGATGGAGCATTTTCAAAAAATCTAATTTCATACGTAACTGGAGTTTTATCAAATCCAAGGTCATTATAATAATCGAATGTGGTATTGATTACTACTCTATGTACACGATTAGGTGTAGTTCCTTCAGTACCTGTCCATAATCCGGTTAATACGTTATCATTCCCAAAAATAAAAATCTTAGGTAAACTAGGATTAGTGCTACTTAAACCACTATAAGATGTGCTACCTGCACCAAATGTTATATATCCGTTAGATCCATAAAACACATTTTGATATGTCTGTCCTAAATATTCCACACTCCAAGGTGGAGAGATATCGTAAGATTCATCATCGTATGTATTGTCAGTTGTTGTAGTTGAAATAATCGTTTGTAATAATGAATTATCTGGAGTTACATATGCTACTGAAGTTACTGATGCAGTTACTGCATCAGAAGTTGTAATTTTAATTGCTGATTGGTGTGATCCTGGTACAATATTATCAAGTATAGTAGTAGTATCTGAGCATACTGAATTTATTCCTCCAGCTATTCCAGTAATCACAGTGTTGCCTAGATCAGGTTTGTCAATACCTGCAGCTCCAACAACTAGTACAGATCCGTCATCGGACATTGAACATGATATTCCAAATACTGCAAAACTAGAACTATCTACATCTGCTGCAGGTGGTAAAATTACTGACCGACTAGCCCATATAGCTCCATTCCAATCATAAACAAAGACTGCGCCGTCTGATGAATAATACGATGACCCTACAGCTATTGTTGTTTTATTACTAGTAATCGAACACGATCTTCCAAAGATTTGCGATGCTGTTATACTAGGTTCAATTATTTCGCTATGTAACTCCCATACCTCTGTGTTAGTATTCCAATCATAAATGTATACTTTACCACGATTACTGTTATATCCAACAGCTCCTACTATTAATCGTAATCCATCATTTGATAAGCAGCATGAGGTTCCAAATCTTAATTGAGGTACTGCATCAATTTCAGGTGGGTATAAATAGTTCCCTCGTTGAACCCATTCGTTATTATCATTATCCCAATCATATGTTATAACTATTCCTACTGCAAGGTCACCACCGGTTCCTGCTCTTCCGGGCACTCCGGTCACTAACATTAAACCGTCGTCTGATAACGTACATGTTATTCCTTCATTATCATCAAGTGTTCCATCATTTGACTGAATAATTGGTCCGATTGTTTCCCAATATCCTTGATTTAATGTATATGTATAAAAACCTCCGCGATTGCCAGTAGCTGCACTCTTAACTAATCCTACTACTAATTTTGTTCCGTTGCCCGATAATGCAACTGATACTCCAAAACTTATATCGTTTTCAACTTGGCTGTCTAGACCAAGTTGTCCGTATGTATTTCTTCCCCATGCCCATAATGTACCATTTGATTTTAATGCTACACACGAGCCTAAATTAGTAGTATCAATGTCAACCCAATCTCGATCTGATCCAATTTGAATTGGAGTTGATCTATCAACATTATCTCGTTGTCCTAATTCCCCGTATGTATTTCTTCCCCAACCCCATAATGTACCATCTGTTTTGATTGCTAATGCTGTTTGGTCTACTACTACTGTTCTCCAGCTTCCTGAAGTGCTTACTTGAGTAGGTACTGATACATCAATTGTGCTATTAATTCCTAATTGTCCATATCTATTCCATCCAAATCCATACAATTTCCCCGGAGTAAGATTTGGTCCTGTTAGTCCAACTTCGTGCCATTTAACGTAAATACTTTCAAAAAATTTACCAGAATCTTGTTCTGATCTAAAATAGTTATATAACGTATGATCTCTATCAACTGGAACTGTAAAGTTTTCTTCGTTAGGTACACAACAGTATGTAACAGCAGTAATATCGTCAAAGTGAGCGTCGGCATTGCTTACGCCATCAATTTTAACCCCTCTTATTAATATTTTTGCTTTCTTTGCTGTTTCTGGTACAAAAAAAGATTCTGTTTTAAATATAAAACTAGGAATTGAATTTCCCACTTCAGGTGTTCCATAAGTTTCGGAAATAATAGAATCAAATTCATCATAAAATCTCACTCCTAAATAACCGTAATCTTGATGATTAGAATATGTTCCTAATTTACAACTTACTTGCATAAATGCTCGTCTAGCTTGAATTTCAGTTAATGGAACTCCATCTTGAATTAGATTTATAAATTCAGACGATGCAATAAATTCATTAGTATTTTCTCCATAAAAGGTGTATGTACCTGAAATTTGAGATCCTGTTCGTAATCCAAGATTTCCAAGCTCTACAGTCCAACCCGCAGTGTTTCCAGTTTCTGCATCGTGATTAAAAATATAGTGTGGGAATCCATTGTTATAAACTGTAGCCTGTAGTGAAATATCATCTACATAAAAATCTAAGTTTGTTCCATTACTCCGTACTCCAAGAAATAAAATCTTAATACTTCTTGTATTTTTTGGAAGTAGGAATGTATTTGATCGACTATTCCACTCTGGATATGGGTCACTCGATACATACTTTCCAAAATGATCCACATCAATCTGTGCATTATTTGCATCATAAAATCTAATTCCTACTGATCCATAATCAGCCGAAGCATACGAGCTTTGCCAATAATTTACAGTAACCATTACTCGATTAAAATCTACTTCAATTGCGTCAATTCCTATATCTGTTAACAGTATAGAATCAGACGATGCTAATGTAATAGCATTTGGACCTCCGCCGAAGCAGTATGTACCGCTGTGAAATCTACCATCAGCTATCATATATCCAGTTTCATTAGTCCAGCCAGTAGTATCTCCAGTTTCTGCATCTGGGTTTACTACATTAAAATCAATTGTTCTAAGGCACTTGTTTTTAGGAACTCGACTGTGTAGTATTTCAATCGATTGACCAGTAACCCTAAGATTTGGTACATTTGGTAATCTATATATTACTTCTGTTGATTGTCCAGTAACTCTTACATTTGGGTCTGCAGTTGATGAATATATTACTTCTGTTGATTGTCCAGTAACCCTTACATTTGGGTCTGCAGTTGATGAATATATTACTTCTGTTGATTGACTTGTAACCTTAGCAGCAGTCATACGTTAATTATCCTAGTTTCATATTCAATTTTTGATCTAATTCCTTAACTGCTTCAATTAAGTACGCAATTATTCCCAAATAGTTAACACTTTTAACACCAGTTTCGCTAGTATCAACTAAATGAGGTAGTACTAATTCAAGGTCTTGTGCAATAACCCCTGCTGATTTTAACGACGAATCAATCCAATCAAATTCAACGCCTAATAATGAATTTATTGTATCTAACGGTTTATCAATCAACTTGATATTTGTTTTATAATTTTTATCAGATAATGAATTAAAAATTGTGGAATTTAATGTTCCAGTTGATGGATTAAAAAATAATTTGGTAGTTGAAACATATGCGTTGCTCCAAGTTCCACCGGACACATCCGACATACTCACATAATATACAGTATCAGTACTACTATCATTTATAACGGATAATGAGCCACTCCCTCCGCTATCACCTGCTGATCCAGTATATCCAATTAAGCCTTGTGATCCTGTGTATCCATCAATTCCAATAGTACCGTCTGCTCCTGCTGAGCCGGTATACCCAATTGCAGCATACTCTCCTGGTATACCTTGTGAACCGGTATATCCTGTAGTACCAATTCCATCGTTACCTTGTGAACCAGTATATCCAACTGAACCGGTGTATCCATCAATTCCAATAGTCCCATCAGCTCCTGCTGATCCAGTATATCCTGTAGTACCAATTCCATCGTTACCTTGTGATCCAGTATAACCTAAATCACCACTTGACCCAGTATAACCGATTGTACCTTGTGAACCGGTGTATCCATCAACACCGATAGTACCGTTTACTCCTGCTGATCCCGTATAGCCTACCGCAGCATACTCTCCTGGTATACCTTGCGAACCTGTATATCCATTAGTGCCGCTTACACCTATCGATCCAGTATATCCAACAGAACCGGTATATCCATCAATTCCAATAGTCCCATCTGCTCCTGATGATCCAGTATATCCTGTATCGCCAACAGGGCCTACAATAGCTCCTGCATCGTACCATTGTGTACCGTCCCATACATACAATGTATTTGTTTCATCTACAAAATAAGCATCATTAGTATTACCGGAAACAGGCAAATCAGCTACTAAAGCAACCGAACCAACAACATTAATATTAGTGCCGGGATTCCCTCTTGATCCAGTATAACCAATCGTGCCTTGCGACCCTGCATATCCTGTAGGACCTATAGGTCCTACAATTGCACCAGCATCATACCACTGTATCCCATTCCACACATATAATGTATTTGTTTCATCTACAAAATAAGCATCATTAGTATTACCAAAAGCAGGCAAATCAGCTACTGTAGAAATAGAGCCTTTAACATTAATATTAGTACCGGGATTACCTCTTGACCCAGTATAACCAGTTATACCTTGTGATCCAACATATCCTGTATCGCCAACCGGTCCTACAATAGCCCCAGCATCATACCATTGTGTACCATCCCACACATATAGTGTATTTGTTTCATCTACAAAATACGCATCATTAGTATTACCGGAAACAGGTAAATCCGCTACTAAAGCAACTGATCCAACAACATTAATATTAGTACCGGGATTACCTCTTGATCCTGTATAACCAATCGTGCCTTGTGAACCAGTATACCCGTCACCTGTTCCATTAATTCCTAAATTAGCTCTAGCTTGTGCTGGATTAGTTACACCTGATAAGTCGTCAAAAAAGTCATCGATCTCATCTTTTGTATAAAACTCTGGAGAATTTCCTATATATCCCATATTGATTCCTAAATATATTTAATATATTTATCTTTTAATATGTTTACATTTATACTATAATTAAATTAAGGTTTTTACTTAATACTGATTTAGGTGTTGGAGTAATTTTATCCATATTAATTAAATATTTTCCTTTTTCAGAAATTGAAAATGTAAAAAGCGATTCTCCATTTATAAACGATATTGTTAAAAAATCAACTTGCTTTCCATCAGAATCTCGAATTACGGGAACATAATAATCTGCTGTTAATGGAACTAATTGGTTATTATTTTTAACAGTTGCATTAATAGTAATATTTTCATTAACATTATAAATTTCTTTATCAGCAGTAACATTTAAATATGTCTTGTGCCGAACTATATTTTCTTGCCATCCTAATCCAGTTCCCATCCATTTAGGAACTTTTAATGATTCATCTGGCTTAATTGTAGTGGTGTTCGAGTATGATATTCCTTCAGGAACTTCAATTGCTCCTGAAAATATTCTATTTTCATTGTATTTGTATAAAGTTGGCATAATATTTCCTATATTTTAATAAGATTTTTTAATCCTAATGGTAAATTCTGCGGGGGTATTGCTATAACACTTGAAGTAGATGATTCTGACGAATAAACATAAACAGAACCAGCAGCATCGGCACCGGTATCTTCCAAATAAGCACCTACTACTATTCTATCGCCTATAGAATTTATAGAAACGGAATATCCAAAATAATCACTAGCAACAGGTGAGGGATTATTTATTTCTTGTTCTAATGTCCAAGTTGTACCTGATCTAGAATACACATAAACAGAACCAGCAGCATAGGCTCCGGTGTCTTCCAAATAAGCACTTACTACTATTCTATCACCGGTTGAATTAATAGAAACGGAATATCCAAAACGGTCCTCAGCAACAGGAGAAGGGTTATTTATTTCTTGTTCTAATGTCCATGTAGTACCTGATCTAGAATAAACATAAACAGATCCAGCAGCACTAGCACCAGTGTCTTCCAAATAAGCACCGACTACTATTCTATCACCAGTTGAATCTATTGTTACAGAAACACCAAACTGATCATTGTCAACAGGAGAAGGATTATTTATTTCTTGTTCTAATGTCCAAGTTGTACCAGATCTAGAATACACATAAACAGAACCAGCACCACTAGCACCAGTATCTTCCAAATAAGCACTTACTACTATTCTATCACCAGTTGAATTAATAGATACAACCTGTCCAAACTGATCACTAGCAACAGGAGAAGGATTATTTATTTCTTGTTCTAATGTCCAGGTTGTATCTGATCTAGAATACACATAAACAGAACCAGCAGCATTAACACCGGTATCTTCACCATAAGCCCCTACTACTATTCTATCACCAGTAGAATTTATAGAAACGGAAAATCCAAAATAATCATTTATAACAGGAGAAGGATTATTTATTTCTTGTTCTAATGTCCAAGTTGTACCTGATCTAGAATAAACATAAACAGAACCTGCACTAGATGCTCCGGTATCTTCACTTGAAGCCCCTACTACTATTCTATCGCCTATAGAATTTATAGAAACGGAATATCCAAACGTATCAAAAGAAACAGGAGAGGGATTATTTATTTCTTGTTCTAATGACCATGTAGTACCTGATCTAGAATAAACATAAACAGATCCAGCAGCATTAGCTCCGGTATCTTCCAAATAAGCACCGACTACTATTCTATCGCCTGTAGAATTTATAGAAACAGCACTTCCAAACCGATCACCAGAAACCGGTGAAGGATTATTTATTTCTTGTTCTAATTCGCTTAAATTAACTTCAGGCATTCCTATGTTAGCTAATGATGGATACATAGCTTTATCAATATAAGTTATATAATTATTACTAAGTTCTATAAAGCTAGTAGATGAGAATTGCGCAGGTACAATCACAGTTGAACCAGTTTGTATTTTATTATTTTTAATAAGGTTGTAAGTATTAGACATTATTATATTTTAATATGATTAAAATCATTAAATCCTCTTAATTTTAAATCTGTAGTATTTTCAGTTAACGCATAAACATAAACAGAACCAGCAGCAAGAGCACCAGTATCTTCACCATAAGCACCGATTAATACCCTGTCACCGGTTGAATTTATAGAAACTGCATATCCAACCTGATCACTAGCAACAGGAGAAGGATTATTTATTTCTTGTTCTAATGTCCATGTAGTACCAGATCTAGAATACACATAAACAGAACCAGCAGCATCGGCACCGGTATCTTCCAAATAAGCTCCTACTACTATTCTATCACCGGTAGAATTTATAGAAACAGAAACACCAAAATTATCACCAGTAACAGGCGTAGGATTATTTATTTCTTGTTCTAATGACCAAACTGTACCTGATCTAGAATACACATAAACAGAACCAGCACCACTGGCTCCAGTATCTTCCAAATAAGCTCCTACTACTATTCTATCACCGGTAGAATTTATAGAAACAGAAACACCAAACTGATCACCTGCAACAGGCGTAGGATTATTTATTTCTTGTTCTAATGTCCAAGTTGTACCAGATCTAGTATAAACATAAACAGAACCGGCCTCACTAGCACCGGTATCTTCTAAATAAGCACTTACTACTATTCTATCACCAGTTGAATTAATAGATACAACCTGTCCAAACTGATCACTAGCAACAGGAGAAGGATTATTTATTTCTTGTTCTAATGTCCATGTTGTGCCGGATCTAGAATACACATAAACAGAACCAGCACCACTGGCACCGGTATCTTCTTGAGAAGCTCCTACTACTATTCTATCACCGGTAGAATTTATAGAAACAGAAACACCAAACTGATCACCTGCAACAGGCGTAGGATTATTTATTTCTTGTTCTAATGTCCAGGTTGTACCAGATCTAGAATACACATAAACAGAACCAGCAGCATCGGCACCGGTATCTTCATAATGAGCCCCTACTACTATTCTATCACCAGTAGAATCTATTGCTACCGACCGTCCAAAATAATCACTAGCAACAGGAGAAGGATTATTTATTTCTTGTTCTAATGACCAAACTGTACCAGATCTAGAATACACATAAACAGAACCAGCATCGATAGCACCAGTGTCATCATAATGAGAACTTACTACTATTCTATCACCGGTAGAATTTATAGAAACAGAAACACCAAAATTATCACCAGTAACAGGAGTAGGATTATTTATTTCTTGTTCTAATTGACATTCTAAAAACGAATTAGGGCAATTAGCACTTAAATTAGGATAACTGCTTCTTGAAACAAAAATATAATCATTTGTAAGATTTAAGTATCCGTCGAGTGCACCAATTAGATTATACTCGTCATCTAACTGTCCAACAATAGCTGTACTTTCTAAAAAATTTTCTAACTTACTCATTGAATATTATTGCTCCCAATCAAGTTATTGTGTGTATTTATAGAATTTTATCATAGCTTAATAAAACTGCGTGTTTCTAATGGTAAATTTTGTGGTGGTATTGCTATAACACTTGAAGTAGATGAGCCTGACGAATACACATAAACAGAACCAGCATCGATAGCACCAGTGT